TTGGTGCGTTTGGTGCTGGTGGTGGTAACACTGCATCAACATCTTTTACACCAATTGCATTATACATGTTTCTGTATATTTGATACATGTTGTGTAGTTGTGGATTTGATGATGCTATTTGTAATTGTGTTTGTGCAAGTGTAATTCTTTGCGACATAGAAAATATATTTGGATCTGCAACAGGCACAATATCTATTCTGTCATCAAAATCTGCTTGCTTCACGTTTCTTGCACCACCCACAACATCGTATGGATATTCTGGTGGTAAGTATTGTGAAACTATTTTTGCAAGTAATTTAAATTCTGACTTCATTGCTGCATAACATCTTTTGTGTATTGCAGACATGACTCTTGAACCACGTTCTAATAATGCAACAGTTGTACCTACAGCTGCTGCTTGGTTACCATCACCCACTTGCATATCAGCAATAGCCGCGAATCTCTGACCAGCTTGCACGACAATACCAAGTAAGTTTAATAATGTTGGTGATGGTTCTTTGTATGGTAATGGAAAGAATGCATCACGTAAACTACCACCTGGTGCATCTACATCTTT